CGCTTCTATGTTTCGTGCAGCTATGCTTGATCAGGCGTACATCCGCTATGAAATGTATGAAGGAAAATATCAAACAAAAAGAAATTGGAAGAGGTTGTGGAATCTTTACGTCCAAATTGTCTACTCGCTCATAGTGCTTGTGGGAGGGGAGGTCGTTTTAAAGGATACTGGCAATCCGTCGGGGTCCGGCAATACGATCACAGACAATACCATGATCTTGTTCCGTCTTGTGGCTTATTCCTGGTTGTGCGTTAATTGCGACCGATTCAATGGTTTCAGCAATTTTGTGCACCAGATGGAGGCCAAATACTCTTATTTTATGGACAATGTTTCGGCGAATATGATAGGTGATGATATGTTGCTCTCCCTTTCTGATGCAGTCCTCGATTTTTTCAACGTTAAAAGCATCACGGCTGTCTTCGCTCGCTTGTATGTGATAATCAAGTTTGAGCGTGACGAGCCTGCTACGGTGCTAGATCTTTATTATTGTTCGCATACAACAAAGATGTATTTCGGTACCTACGTTCCAGTCTTGGAATATTCCCGAGGAGTCGCATCGCTCGGATGGAAAGGTGTCGTGTACACTTCACAACGATCTTATTCGGGGACGCTGCTTGAGATGGCTGACGTGCACTATGTTCTTCAACGTGCGGTCGACATCCGGCGCGAAGCCTTCTGGCACCCCAAGCTGTTCATGCTTTGTGATCGATTTTGTAAGTTTCTTCTGGCTAATTACCATAGTACTTTACTTAAGCCAGCTCCCACCGGGCCTGTTGCAGGAAAGAGGTTGGAGACGATAGTGTCAGCTATGTTGCCGGCATCTAGTCTGACATGGCTTTACACCGGAAAAGAAACTGTCAAGCAGGCGCTTTTTGATACACGCGTGGGCGCCTCTAAAATCGTCCAGAGAAGTTCCAGCTTCTCTTTCGATTTAGAAACGGATTCGGACTCCGCCAGCTCCCTTTCATTTGGGGGAAAACTTTTGAGGCGAGTCGCTCGTGAAGGTTTCTGGTGGCAGGAGCCTATACTCGAAGACACACTACGGAGCCGAAGAGTTCGAGATCGCGAAGAGCATCTAGCCTTTCTCCAGCGACATCCTCCTCTATCCGAGTTCATCAGAAAAAACGGCAAGACCCAAGAAACTTTTGGCGATACTTCTTCTTTGAAGGCGAAGCCTACCCCTGTTTCTTTCGAGTCAAAGGCAGTGAAAGGTATTTTGAAGACACTCCATACACCTACACTACCTACGGAAAAGATGCCGAAAAAATCAAAAAAGAAATCGACCAAGCGAGAGCAAAAGGTCAAAATTACAATCAAAGGCTCGACTCCGTCCCGGAAGGGCCGTCGACAGAGCCGGAAACAACGAAACTCGCAGCGCAAACGCCCTCCCCGGATCACACAGCGAAACTTCAAGCAACACAGGGGGCAGATGATGAAG